GTGTTCAGGTCACTAACCTGCCTACCATAGTCCCTTAAGTATCCCATTCGATCCGCGAATAACTTACGCCTAGCTGCGGCGATCTGCGGATTAAACGGGAGGGCCTGCGGGGGGTTGGTCCTGGGGGTAGGGTTGGGCCGCGGATTGGGCCGCGGCTTGCGCTTGCGGACTACCGCCATAATAGAGCCTCCCTGTAGGGTCCTTAAAGATTCCAGTGTTACCGATAGGAATACCGGCTTCTGGAATCATAGGCTGCTGCGTAGTACTTGGGGGTTGCTGATTTTGCTGGTAAGCATCTTTGGCTCGTAAGAAAGATTCTGCTTTCCCTGAGCGACTTTCACTTTGTTTATTAAGCTCTCGTTGGATATAACCTTGTGGCTTCTTAGTAGCCCCGGAATTAGGATGAGGGCTGCCACCGTTATACGTTCTCTTGCCATTTAAGTACGGCTGCGTGTCAGTACCCATACTAGTTCCTAAATGGTCCCTTGATAGCGTACTCCATTGCGAGTCCGCGCACTCTAAATGAAGATGCTTGATCAATACCCGGTCCAGCCTGGATATCGGTCGTATCCGAGGGTTTATTTAATCCAAACTGAATAACTCTGAATCGCCTTTGCCTAAGCTTAGTTGACTCAAAGAAGTCTGTGTAAAACCCTTTATACTCAGTCATTGCATCCGAGAAGTCTACAACGTCAGGATCACCTTCTCTAACCTGTACGCTAAAGAAGTTATCCTCATTGTCAAAGTCTGAATGTTGCACATCGAAACGCCAACGAAAAAGCTTCTTCCATCGAGTAGGATCGTCTAGGGCTAACGGAACCGTTACCATAGTGTATTGAGGAACGTACGTAATCCCTAGACGATCCTGGTCTCGACATTTGTTATCTGGATCGGATAAGGTTGAACCAATTCGCATCATTGAAAGGTAACCTGTACCCGAGTCTAAATTATCCTCTTGCACAGCTGAAACAAAATCCCCCCATACCATAAAAGCTTCCCCACCAGTAGCCGCTACTGCATAAGAACGTTTGCTAGTAGGACCAATGGCAAAATCTACAGGGGCGTACTTTGTCCAAGCTCCGGTGCGCATATTCATACACAGAGAACTAAAAGAACCTGTCTCGAAGATACAGCCGATGATAAGTCGCTCATCGACTACTGTAATCGAACAGTCTTTATCCCACGATATCTGTGCATGTAAGATCGTGTTGATATTCTGTGCGATGTTGATAAACTGACCATCAACAAAGCTGTAGCACCCGTAACGGTTTACGATGTAGATATCACTACCGTTATTAGTAGCGTCGAATGCTCCGAAGTTTTTAGCTACCTGACGTAGAATACCGTCAACTGTTGGATCAGTATTGAAGGTAAACGCCCAAGTTGAATCTTCCTTGAAGAAGTAAACGATATCCTCTAACGCAATTACCGCTGTAATTTGTTGAGCATCTGCTGGCGAAACATTAAAGAATCCACCATCCGGAGCAGCCCAGGTCAACGGATCAGTAGCTTTTGAGTAGTTAACTTTAGACCCATTGATATCAACCACAAACATACGGTCTTGCATCGTGAAAGCGTAATATCCGAAAGCCTGGCTTCCACCGCTACCAACCGCAGTAGCTCCCGTTGAGTCTCCGTTATCCATTACAACGTTATTAATGAACGCTCCAGCACCAGCCTGATTATTGCGGATAAAGTAAAGCTTACCGTTGTAGAGAACTACCTGCTTAAACAGAACGCCAGTGCCAGGTTCGCTAGCTCCGTGGTTATTGGAGAACAGTAACGTAGGCGATCCAGTAGTAGGATCGTCCGTAAAGAACACGTCCTCCATCCAGCTACCAGCACGAAGCTCTAACTGAGAGAGATAGAGACGAAGGTTCCCAGCAGATACGGCAGTAGGATAAGAACCGAGTAAGCGGAGAGGACCATAATTAACAAAACTAGCTGGCCAACCATCTCCCCAAGAATCGTGAAATCGTACAAACCCAGGACGGGAAACGAGCACGCCGTAATCAGTGACATCCAAGTTAATGACGTCGTGTAAAAATGATTCAGCAACATCGTACGACCCTTCGTGGCGGGTAATTAAACCATCTGGCCACGGACCCAAGTACTTCGTAATATGATCTTGTTTAGTACCCATAGAACATATCCTCCGTACTCACTGTAACGTAAGGATAAGTCTCCTGACTCGGTCGGTACGTATCCGTATTCATCATGTCTAAGTCTGCACTAAGCTGAGCCATTTTAGAGCCGTGTCGCTCGTCATCATCATCTAACTCAGCAGCTTTAGCGATACAGTAATCTACCACCTTAAGATGGTAACGCTCTGGAAGGGGGATCGTATCACTTAATGCAGATATCGGAGTCGGGTATGTTTGGAAGTAGATAACAAGGTTAGAACCTGTACTATCCGGAGCAGGCTCAAAGATAATCTTGTTAGCCCAAATCCAGTAATGACGTGGCATTCCGGTAGGACGAGGCAATACATCCTTCTCCGGGTAAGTCTCATCAGCTTGTTGAATTGACAGGAAGTCTACTGTGACACCCTTGTACTTAACAGTGTTAAGACGTAGAATGTTAGTAGCCAGTGTTGGAAGGTCATAAGACTCAGTACCATTAACTGTACTCGCGGCGGCTTTAGCCTGGAAGAGTTCATCGTTACGAGAGACGATTTCGCGCATGGCGTCGTTAATGTAATCGAGCAGCATCGCATCGGTAATCTGAGCCGCAGCTTCATCACCGAACTGACGCTTAACTCGATCTGCTACGTTCGTTCCCGTAAGTGCAGTCATTAACGAGTCCTATTGCCGTGGTCCCTAATCACTGTATTCTTATCAACGACATACTTGTTGAGAGGTGACTTAAGGACATGCTTTGTAACATCTTTGATGTATTCTTGGCGTTCCTGTACTTCCTTGCCTGCTAACAGCATAGCTGCCTTTTGACGTGCGTCAATTTCATCTAACACGTCATGCCTGCTCGTATCTCCTAAGATAATCCGAGTAAGCACGTCTCCGTCAAAATGCTCCTGATCCGAAATCGTCATAACAACGAAACGACCTGTAGGAGTAGTTTCGATAATCTTAAACTCAGGCTCATTCGGAGGAGGGTTAGGATTCCACATGACATCCAGCTGAGGGTGGTATTCCCTAATGGCATCTACTAGGTTTGCCACACGCTCGTTAACCCAATGTCCGTCACTTAACGGAATCAGTGGGTCAATATTGTCAGTCGGAAGTCGAGTATTGCTCATGCCGCCCTCAAAGAGATTCGCGGATTGGAACCTGCAAAGATGTTAGCTGGTCCGAACGTAAAGTTGGCAGGTAAAGCTCCCGCTACACCTGCCTGTAAATACCCACAACCTGAAACAGAACGGTCAGCTAAATCCATACCAACGTACTTAGTCCAGCCTGCTGCAATAGCTCGAACTAATAACCCCGCAATCGCAGTAACCTGAGCACAGAAAGCTACCCAATATACACCCGGCGCTAACGTTTGGTTAATCGCTAATGTCTTAGCTCCAGTAGTATCTCCAGCAACTGTACCCGCATCAACAAGTAACGCTCCGGGTCGTCCACTTGAATCGGACGCATAAAGTCCTAAGCGCATAACCGTAGCCGCTTGTAAAGTAGTGACTGCAATCGCAATCTGATCAAACGTAGTAGCCTTTCCTACAGGGAAAGGGAACACGTCCAATTCATTAAGAACCGGAGTCATAGTGGAGTTACCACCATTAATGTCCTGGTTGTAATAGAGTCCAGATGCGAACTTACGGTTTTCTGCAACTCCACTACCTAAGCCTGAACTACCTAACATCTGCTGATAAAACAGATACTGTAGCTCAGGTGTAGGCGCAGAAGAGCTAGACAATCCTAATTGAGATAAATAGTAAGCTCGCTGTAACTCCATTAAGCTCGGAGTGGGCACGTTAGCTCCTTATAGTGAGGGCCCCTACCTCTCGGCCAAGAGTAGGGGCCCCGTCCACTAGGGTTATGAAGCTTACGCCTCAGTCTGACCGGTAAGCACCGCGTTGTGGTTACGCACCTCGATGCCAAGCTCCCAATACTTACGGAGCACAGCTTCCCAAACATCGAAGTCGTGAACCCACTTAAGGATACTTCCGTCATCATCAGCGAAGGCCCAGTCTGCCTCGCGGTAGACCTTAAACGCCTTCTCTTCCAGGAAGTAAGTTAACCCGGTCGGGCAATCCACATCAGCAACGATGGGGATATCTTCGTTACCCGCTGCGAAGCTAAGACCCGTAAAGCCACCCTCGAACTTCTGCGGAGCGGTAATACGACGATCAGCCTTAAGCAAGTTGAAGTAAGCGCGACGGATACCAAGGCTGGTAAATCCAACCGTAGTCTTACCACCCTGCACGCGGACAGCGTCACATGCGCTAATCCACTTAGACTCAGCAACGGCACCGCCAGTAGCGTCAACGTAAGCCGCCCACTTAGGCTCAACAGCCGGGTCAACGTTGAACAGCGTACCCGTAGCGGCAACAATGCTCTTTAATCCCTGCGGCTCACGGAACACACCGGCGCTAACAGTACCGGAACCCGTACGCACTAACACGTCCGTCGCCACGATAGCAGCCGAAGCGTCGGCACCATCGTAAGTGACAACCTTAGTCGTCGGGTTAATCGCGGTGATCTTACGGTTAACAGCGTGCGTCACACCTGTGCCTGGGATGATAACATCGATCATCATGTCAAGCTCAAGGAACTGAATGCTGTCAACGGTAACGGTGTTAGCAGCATCGGCCGTGACCGTGGCTAACGTACCCGTAGCGTCACCGTAGAAGATACGTCCGGAGTCCTTACGAACGTCATCCTTAAGCCCATCCATTTCCCGCTCCATCGCATTAGCGAAAGCCTCAGCGTTAGAGTCGGCCAGCTTCATAAGCTGTCCAGTCATGCGAACACGACCGTAACCGTACTTAAGGGGAACTCGGGGGCTAATGTAGCCCTGCTGACCAGCAGCAGGTAACTGCTCGTTCTCCTGGCGGTAGCCCTGACCGTGGTTACGGCGGACCCGAACCGGGAACGTTACGTATCGACCGCTAACGTCGTTAGAGACGCCCTGGCTAGTCTGCTCGATACGCTTCATACCGATAACTTCGTTCTGAAGCGCATCACGCAGGCCGCCTTGGTACATCTCCTTTAACAACGCATTGATCGTTGTTAAACTAGCAGGCATCGCCTTCTCCTAGTGGTTAGCCTTGGCCTGCCTGGTTAGCGGCGTTTAAAGTCTGAGCCACTAGAGCGATACGCTCCTTAGGACTCAAGCTACCAAGGTCTTTCTGCTCGGACGGTAATCCACCGCCAGATGCTAACGGCTGAGGCGGACCTTGTTGCTGAGCCGCTGGGTGGTTAGCTGGAACCATAATCCCGCCAACCTCTACCATAGGCTGTTGTCCGTTACCATTAGCATATTGCTGTGGGTTTTGCTGCTGGACCTGTTGTGCATAAGCTTGACCGTACCGCTGGTAAAACTCTTCGACTGCTCCGTTAAGGTCACCAGTAGCATATGCCTTGTTAAGCACGTACTCATAGTCCAGTGGGCCACGCTGCTGTTCCACATTGTTTAACTGTCCGAGGATTTGCTCAGTTTCTGCATCCTCCTCGCGTTCCTGCCTATCGCCTTGCACTAACTCTGTAAGCTCAGATAAGGCTTGCTGCATAGCATTCCAACGCTCGTCCTGCTGTAACTCTTGAGGATTGTTACCCTGGTAATAAGAAACGTCCTCAGCGTCGTCTCCTTCAACATCATAGTTAAGTTCGTTAGCTAGATACTGAAAGAGTTGCTCTGGATTGCTCTGCATGAGTTGAGCTAACTGAACCGCCATTTGTAAACCTTGCGGATCGTAGTTAGTAAACTCTTGATAAGGCTGGTACTGCTCTAACTGTTGATTAAGCTGCTGGAACCGTTGCGTGGTCTGGGCATCCCAATCCCGGAAGATAGGCTCTGCTGTTCCCCGTAAACTTTCGGGGAACCTGTTAAGGTATTCCTGATAAGGTGGGTTACCACCTTGCGGTGCCTGTTGCTGAAACTGTTGAGGCGGTTGCTGGTACTGTTGCTGATTACCAAGCTGCCCGTAAGTAACTGCACCGTCTCCGGAGGCTGTACTCCCGTTAATTCCAACGGGGCCCTGGCCTCCGTTATTCTCAATACCTGCTGGTTGTGACATGCGCTCTACCTTCAGTAACGGGACTGTACCGTCTTAGGACTGTACCTTGACTGTAACCGGCTTAAACCCGGTCCCTGGTCGCGGCCCTGGTCCCCTGGCCCTGGTCCTCTAGGGATGACTCTAGGATATATACAGCGATTAACTCCTGTCAAGTCAATCGATTAAACTTTTCTACTTAATGTAAGGTCCTGGCGGAGTGGCAGGTTTACCTGGGTAATTCTTGGTACGCGGCCGAACGGGTAAACCAGCCGCTTGCCTAAGCATCCGTCGATAACCAGTACCCTTAGTGTACTGATCCGTAGAGGCAAAGAAATCATCTAGATTGCTACCCTTATGTTCTCCGAAAGCTTTGCCTCCAAAGTTCTTACCTCCCTGAGCACGACCAAAGAGTCGCATCAGTACAGCAAGACCTTCCTTATCATTACGCTTGTTCTTATCTCCAAGCATACTTAACCGGCGCATACCTAAAGTTCCAGCCGGACGTGGCTTAGGACCGCCCGGAGGGAAGTTAGACCCAGGAGGTAACGGAGCACCAGGCGGGTGCTCTCCCGGAGCAATCGGTAAATTGTGTCCCTGATAATCGTTTAATGGATCACGAATATAGGGAGGTTTACTGTTCTGTAACGGTCCCTTATTGTTACTGCTAGCGTGATGGAATCGATCCGGCCTGCCTAATGCTGGGTTACCCGGACCCATATCCATACGCCCAACACGTCGAGGTACACCAGGAGTAGGATTCCGACCGACCCTACGACCTGGCTTACCCATAGCGTCTAATGCCTTCTTAAACGCTTGCTTCTTATAACCTAGTCCTGGGGGCATTTCCCCTCCTAGCCTTGTGCTTTTCTAAGGCTTTCTTGTAAGCCTTCTTCTTTGGTTTAATCGTACCACCGTACTCTGCATCCCAACGTGCAGCTATATCAGGATGATGAATATGCATAAACGCTCGTTGTTTAGCTGAACGATAAGGCATTATGCTGGCATCCCTGGTAGCATAGGCTGTGCAGCAGGATCGGCAGGTGGTAACGGTTGTCCGTCAGGGCCTACAGGGGGCTGACCCATTCCCATCATAGACATCTGATCGATGCCTAATTGCAAAGCCATTTGATGCATAGTTACATGTTGCTCGAAGATAGATTGCGTCTCCGGGGGTAACATTTCGTATTGCTGAGTCTTACGGAACTTATTATGCTCTACAATGTGCAGCTGGTGGTTATCCCAGATGTTAACTGGAATGTCAACGCCAATCTGCATCTTAAGGTTCTCACGGCCAGCCTGCTTAGTATCGACAAGAATCTCATCGTACATTTTTTCGACTCCACCAAGGTCGAGCATTTTAAGCCCTTCCTCCGGTGGGATAAGCTG